CTGAAGATGCAGTTAATGCAGATGCTGTACCAGAACCGCTTAATGTGTATACAAATACTGTTTGTTGGAATGTACGTTGTATTGTACCTAACGCTACTGCGGTAGGATTTACTCTTGTTGTTGCTGACATAATATATCTCCTCGTATATGTCGACCACCCCTTGTGGCCTTTGTAATGTATTTATACCGGAGACGGAAAAACCCCGGAATATAGTCTTTTTTGGCTAGATAAGTTATTACTTAGGAGTCCAGCGTCTACGGGGAACTAGTTTAACATTGCCAAACTGCTTGCCTGCTGGTGCGTAGCGAACACGCCCTTCGCCGTGTGTATCCCAGATTTCGCCCTGTCCTTGCTCTACTTGTGCAATGACTTGATCTTTAAGATCCATAATGCGACCTACTAGTCCAAAGATAGCTTCTAGTGCGTTAGCATGTTGCTGTGCTAGCTGTTCAATCTTAGTCTGCTTAGGCTCACTAACTTTACTGCTTTTTAGCCAAGCTAAGAAGTTCTGCGCACCTAGATTATCTAACTGTTTAGCCTTGGCTGTTTGATTCACATAGGTATACAGGATATTTTTAAGATCGCCTAATCCCGTAGTACCTTGTAAGAAATTGTCAATAGCTGCACTATGTTGATTTAGATACTGTTCCACACGGTCAATTGCACTTGTATCTAAACTAACTGGGTTGCTGTTATACACCGGGCCTTGTACAATTAAGTTGGGATTAGTGTTAAACATGCTAAAATCATCCATTGGCTTTTGATCACTGTCATCCATGCCAAACTTAGGGAAGTAGGCATGGCCAACAACCATAACTTGTGATTGACTAATCTGTTGACCCAATGGGCTATCTGCTTTTACATGATAGGCAGTTTGACTGTTTGGATTAGGTGCAAAGTTATATACGCCTTGCTTGTCAACTGCGGGTCGTTGTAAGTACAATCCGTCAGCATACACAAAGCCCACAAAGTTCTTTGGTGTAGCACGATCAAACAACGGATATAGATTAGCAAACTGTTGTGCAAATGCTTGTCGTTGTTTTACTTCTTCTGGAGTCTTTGGTTTGCCACTTTTATTAGCAATAAAGTCTGCAACTGCATCCGGACTATCAGTAGCTGCGCCTCTGCTCCATCCATTGTGTCCTGCAAGTATTAGTGGTCCGCCTTTCTCTGCACGACCCCAGTAAATTTGAGGATTGCCGTCCCACTTCATGCGGATAGTTTTACTACCGGCACTGGTAGCAATTTCTTTCAAATGCTCTAATGCTTCCATAGTACCGCGGCTACCGTGAAAGAACACTAGGTCTTCTAAATGGTTAAAGGCACGACCTAGTTTCTTTACAGCAGCTTCTTCTGCTTCTCTTAGGAATTCATTTGCTCTCATAGTTTACTCATAACAGTACGGAACCATTCGTTAGTCCCTACTGGATGTTTAGGTGTACGTTCTGCCCAGTTCTTATCTTGCTTTACGTGTGCTAGTAATGCTTGTCCTTGTTCTGGGGGCAGGCTGGCCATGATAGCCTCAACTGAATCAATGTTATCTCCTGTAGCATTAGGGCCTAACAATGTCTTGGCAATATCATTCCAATCATCTGCAACTAGTTCACCTTTCTTGTTTTCAGGTGTACGTGCAAAAAGTCCCTGCCAAGCTGAGTACATGTATCCCTTGCTCTTGGCTAGCTGTGCTAACATTAGTTGCTTGCCCACGCCTTTATATACTGATCCTTTGGGAATCTTGTGTTGATGATATCTGCTAACCTTAGCCACATTAGGAATTGTTTCAAGATCAACTTGATAGAACTCGTCACCTACTGGTAAGCGTACAAATACATTAACACCTGCTTGTCGTACTTGGAATCCACGATCCTGTACAAACATGGCCAATGCCTTGCGGGCAGCTTTGTCATCATCAGTTTTAAACTTGGCTTTAACTTCGTCTAGGTCAACTTGTAGGTCCATGTCGCCACTCATTTCACCGGGTGTAGGAGTGTGTGCGCTGCCGATGGCTACACTATTCAATCCTAGGGGATTTAAGATATTATCCATCTTGGCTTTCATTTCAGGAGCTAGTTTTTGATCGAACTCTTGTGTATCCGGAAATATTACATTTTTACTCATTGCCTTTGCTTTCCTGTATTTTCTTCATGCCACGCTTGAATTTAGCTGGTTCGCTAGTACGGATAGCATTAACAAACCTGCGCTCAAGCTCGGCTGCTGTTTCTACATCGTATTGTTCACGGATTAAGGTTAGTAAATTGATAGCTGACTCAATAAGATTGGCGCCACGACTTTCGATAACTTGATCTTTGTCACGACTAATGCCCAAATCGCTTAATTCTTGCAGTATTGACCTAGTACTTTTACGCATAAATCCTTAAATCCTTTTGTATATTTAACCTTTTTGCAAAGTAAAATAAAAATGTTGCAGTGCAATGTAAACTAGACTAAATACATTAGTAGAAACCATGAGTCTCTATATACACTTACACAAGGATTATAACATGAAATTCTTATCAGAGCAAATGATTAGGATAATGGAACGGTTATCAGAAATGTTTCCAGGATCCAATTATCAAAGCAGCTTAGACGCTTATCTAAGCACCAAAGGCATTACCGATGCTGCCCAGTTGGAAAACTATATCCAACAATACCACTATTCTCAAAAGGAAAAAAATATATGAAAACAATTAAAGACTTTTTTGCATCCATTGCAGAGGCAATCATTGCGGCCCGCCAAGCCGAAGCAGATTTAGTAATTCGTCGTTTTAAAGGATATTAATAATGAAATCAATTATCAACTCAATTTGGTCAGTACTATTAACATTTGGCGAAGCACGTTATGCAGCTAGTCTTGCTCGTCAAGGCCGTGTTGCAGAAGCTAAGGCCGTATACAGAAATTAATAAATATTGGCATGAACTTAGTGTATATTCACGGGGCTAATGCCACTAGCGAGAGCTTTAACTATATTAAGAGTAAACTGGGTACAGGTATAGATATCGATTATGATAGCCGCAATGGATTTGAAAACAACCTAAAGGACATGCAGGCTGTGTTGCAGGATCATAAAGATCTAGTGTTCGTTGCACATAGTCTAGGCGGTATCTATAGTTTACATTTGGCCAATAGTATGCCCATGGCGGTTAAGGGTGCTGTGACACTAAGTACACCATATGGTGGTGCCGAAGTAGCGGACTATGCTCAATACTTCCTACCGTTCAGCAGACTTATGCGTGACATTGGGCCTAGTAGTTGGGTTATGAAGCAGGCTAAACGTATTAAGATACAGCATCCTTGGACCAACATTGTGACTGTAAAGGGACAAAGTCCGTTTATGCATGAGCCTAACGATGGTGTAGTGACCATTGCTAGTCAGCGGCATCATGAAGATATGGAACTGGTAGAAGTAGATTGCAATCACTACGAAGTTGTGCTCAGTGACACAGTTGTTCGACTTGTTAAAGAAAGAGTAAACAAGTTTAAAAAATAAGTCAATCAGCTTTACAAACAGTCTTGTACACTGTATAATAAATACATAGACAGCAGAGTTGCTGTTTACACATAGACATTACACACAGGAGATTATTATGTCAACAAAATTCGAAACCCCAAAATTGCCAGAAGTTAAATTCAACAAGAACGGATATGAAATCCGTACAGACATTCTTGGTATGGCCAAGAGCATGGTAACAGAAGACTTTCAAGTTAAATTTGCTGGATGGCAAATGACTGCTGAGAAAGATGAGAAGACTGGTCAAATTGTTAATAAAGTTGAAATGCCAGAATTTCCAGGACTTGAGAAAGTTCTAGAAACAGCTGAAAAGATGTACGCATTTGTCAACGCTGGTGCAACTGCTAAGAAGTAATTTAAATTACTCAAACAAAAAGGACCTTCGGGTCCTTTTTCTCATATGTTTATTTCCTTAAAATCCTGGTCCTGCTGTATTATAGAATAGCAGACCTGTAAAGTCGGTTGTTCTAGCAGTTGATGTATTACTCCAACTAACT